CTTTAGATTCCCTTCGTGTATGATTCCCACAGTAGCTCTTGGTCCTTGGGCTATCCGCACTTCTGCTTCTCGGCCTTCGTATATCACCATGTCTCCGATCTCCAGACCCAAGAGCATGCTAGCATTTATCTTTTCTTGTTGGCTGAGATGATGCTTGGCTTGACGACTGAAACGATCAGCTGTGGTCTCATAGAGACCTTCTGAGCCATTGAGATCTACTTGTGCGAACTTCTTGAGACGTCTCATGTCATCATCCTCCGAGGTTATGGTACGTATGAATTCAAGCATTGGGATCGGCGTACCTTGGTTTCTTTATGGGGAACATTGGCTTGGGAAGCTTGGGCAGATCTCGCTGTGGCCCTACCTCGCGATCAACCTTGACCAGCTGACCATCCTTGCGGACCCAGGCTCGCTTGATGCGCTTAACGCTTTCAAATACTTCATCCAGCAGCATCTCATGCTCTCCCCAGTGTGATATTTAGTTGCTATTCATGCGAAAGGGCACCCGGAGGTGCCCTTCCTGTAGTTCTAAACCTGTGGTTTGATCTATTAGATCAAGCCGCCTGGTAGGTTGCCAACCAGTGCAGCCATCGTGTTGGTGAGGCTTGCGCTGCTGGTGTTCCAGGTGTTGACATATGGCGCAACAGTGTTCGTGGTAGCGAAATAGTTGTTGGTAGCATATGCGCTGCTGTTGGTTGAACCGCTGAGAACCTGAGTGCTCTGCGTGTCGTAGCAGTAAAGTCCGTCTAGACCGCCGTACAGGGAGTTGTTGCTGAGAACTAGGTAACCCTGGTTGTTGGTGTTGTCTGCGGTGCCGGTGTTATAGTTGTTATAACCATAGGCTTCCCAAACGTTGTTCTTTTCAGTGCTCACGGTCACAATGGTAATTGTGTAACCAGTGGTGTAGCTGCTACCAAACACGCTCGAAACTGATGCGTTGTTATTGTAGTAGCCAGCCTGAGCAAAGTAAACGCTGGTGTGTGCGTTGATGGTAGCACCGTTGATGCTGCTTGGCAGCGTGCTGATGCCAACCTGGACAGGATTACCACGTCCTGCGAATGTGCTCACGAGGATGTTGTAGTTCTGTTGCTGATAGAAAGCATCGAGGTAGGTGTTTAGGCTGCTGTAGGTGATAGCTGTGCCTGCACCGTTGGTCACGGTCACGTTGGTCCATGTGCCAAGGGTAGCATAGGTCTGGTAACCAGGAAGGTCAACAACTGGAGTGTCAACATTGGTCTGAGAAACCGGTACCAGGGTGGCGAATGCCCACCACTGTGGCTGTCCACTGAGGAACGAACCAGCGCGTGCGTTACCATTTACTTGATCGGTCATTTTCTCTCTCCTTAAGAGTTAATGCAAAACTGCTTTGCGATGATATTTATGCCGAAACGTCTGTTAGATGCGCTTGCGGCTTTTCTTGGGTTTTTCTTGCTCTTCCTCGGATTCATCGTAAGGTATGTAACCAAAGAGGCTGGGTCTGCGGTTGATATTACCCATGGGATTGGCCACGCTGGCCACATTACCTGCCACAGTACCGCCACTGGTGCCGCTCTCTACTAGATCGAGGAACTGATCTTCTGGTTTCAATATATCTCTGATCTTCATGTCTTTGCTGCCCTTTTGAGGAGATGATCGGCTGCTGCTAGTCCTGCTGCTATGGCCAAGCCTTTGATGAAAGTCATCTCTGGTTTCTTCTGAGCTATCTGAGGAGTGGTCAAGCAACCTTTGCCCGATTCTGGATCACACACATCTGACAGTTCGTAGTGATTCTCGTGTGCTAGTTTCTGGAACTGTTGTATGATGTCGCCTCGGCGTGCCTTGGCACGCAGAGCCTGTAGCAACCTAGTCACGGTCAGCTTCTTTTGCTCGGTGTCCAGATGTCCAGTGTCCCATTCGCTAGCCAAACGGCGCACGCTGCGATAGTTGCTGGTGGTGACATGCAGCTGCTGCTCTAGGTTCAACAGCAGCCTCTTGGCTGCGGCACCATCATAGCTGCTACGAGTCATCTGGTTCAACAGCTGCTTGACCGTGTTGGCATTAAAATGCACTTCATGCCAAAAGAGATCGTTGGCTTTTGGATTCTTGAGATCAAGTGCCATGCCGCTATCGTGATCGCGCAGCACTCTGAGAAATTGATAGAGATCAGTATTCTGTCGGTCGTCGCGGTCAAATCCGTTGTGGCTCATGGTACGACGAGCATATGCCTGCGCAAATGGTGCCGTGTCAAATTCGCAGCGCATGATATGCATGGCCAACAAGTAGAGAAAAGCAAGATCTGCCATCTCTTTGGCATTGTAATCGCTGGCATGGCTGGTCCTAAACAGGGTGTTTTCGCCCAGCATCCCTAGGAAAGCCAAGCTCATGGTTGATCTTCCTTCTTCATGAAGTGGGGACGGTTTACCAGCTTGATCTTGCCACTTGGCGTGTCTGCTACATAACCCTCGTGACCTGGCACGTCTCGCAGATCTGCTCTGACCGTGCCACCAACCTGCCTATCCACATTGCTCTTCAATAGATCTTTGAGCTTGGTCAGCTGATCAGCAACCATCCATGTGGCACCATAACCTTTGGTATTCTCAGCAATCCAAGCCAGTAGATTTTCGCGTTTGCGGTCAGTGAGATCTTTGCTATTGGTCTTGGCCCATGCCAAGAAACCATTGGCAGCATCTTCCAAACCGTGAGTACCAGCATAGGCCCTGCTGTTCACATATTTCTTCATTAGGTCTGGTAGATTAGTAAGCTGCCTTGCTGCCAAGCTAGCGGGATCTAAGAACTTATCTATACTAGCACTGTTGCTGTTGATGAAATTGCGCAGCGTTGTGATTGATTTGGTTGGCAGTGCAGTGCTTTCAAGATCTCGTATCTCTGGACCCATTATCACCAAACCCGGCGGCTCACGCAGACCACTGCTTTCAATATCGCCAATTGCACGTGGTTCATCATCTTCTCTGCTGTCAAATCTACTGTGTACAGCAATACCAGCCCGGCTCTTGGCAATGCGCTTGCCTAAGGGGCTGTCCACAGGGATGCGATAGGTTATCTTGCTGGGCTTGAAAACATAATGACCATCTACCACTTCTGGGGTCTTGGTCCATAGCACGTCTCCCGTAAGGTATTCCTGCTTATCCTTGGGCATTGCTCGTTCCAGCATGCCATATAAACCTGCTATGCTACTTGCGTAATCTTGCCTGCCAGGATCATTTGGCTTGCGCATGAACAGCATGGAGTTTAGATCACTGGCGCTACGAGGCATACCGCCTGGTTTCTTGCTGCCAAATCCGCTCTTGTCGGTGACTGTAAAACCGTCAGCATCGCGCCCAAATATCAGCGCAGGACTACCATCCCACTTGATGGTAACCGTGTGAGGTTGTTCAGCAGCTTGAATGAGAGCATTTAGAGCACGCTTGGCACCAGCAGAACCTTCTTCAAACACTAGATCTTCTGGATGATCAATCCTAGCCTTGGCTTCTGTGATGAACCAACGCTGAGGTATCAGTATGTCATGATGTCTCATCTAGGGGCCTGCCTAACAGGTGGTGTCGTGACCTGCTTGGTTATGCTGGCTGCCAGAGTCTTGTAGCGCGGATCAGTGGGCATGATCTTCTCACCGTTAACCGTGATCGGTTCAGGTGTGCCTGTTGGTTGTGCTACAGGCGCAACAGGTTCTTTGTTGTCGGGCTGTGCCTGTGGAACATCAGTTGCCGGTTTGGCCAGCTTGGCTTTGAGATCCTCTAGATATTTGACCGCAGCATCAGGTCCTTGTGTGTGTAATATCTCATTGACCTTGGCATCTAGCTGGCTATTAGCTGTCTTGATGCCAGGTTGTGCCTTCTTGGCTGCTTTTACCATGGGAGCTGGTTTGCGAGGGGCAGGAACGGGAATCTTCTGTGTGCCAAAGGCAGAGTTGACCACATCAGCTGGTATGCCGATCTTGACCATCAGCGCATGTATAGCATCGCTATCTGTGGGAGATCCGCCATTCTTCCAAGCTTTTTCTAGCTTTGCTGCGGTGAACTGATGCATAACTTCTTTGCTCTGCTTGGCAGCCCATGATCCGATCTTTCCCACTGCTCCCTTGATGTCAACTTCGCTGAGGTTGCGTGCGTCAGCAGCCACAGATGCCGCGTTACCGCTCTGAGGTGCTGGTGGTTTCTCTCTGGCAGCAGGAGCTGCTGCTGCTCCGCCCTGTGTGGCTGCTTCCAATCCCTTGGAGATTGCCTGCACTTTGCGCATGAAGTCATCTTGGCTTTGCTCTATGGCCCTGTTAAACTCGTTGACATCAGCTAGATCCTTGCCTACGAAGTGACCCGACCATGACAGCATCTTTGATTTGTCATCTTCGCTGGCATTCTGCAACACACTTTGATCCCAACCAATGTCCTTGTGCACGTTCCAATTTTGGTCTGCCACACCCTTGAGCAGGCTGTTGGCCTTGTCTATGTCACCGTCAGCCATGGCATCGTGTATCTTGTCCCAGGTGCTCTGCAGACGGTTTATGTCGGCAGGACTGCCCATGACGTCAAGATAGAGATGTTTAACGAGGTCTTTGCCCGTCTCGGGATCGGTAGTCTTGATGTCCACCATCTCTCTGAAGCTGCTGAGCCAAACTTCCTTCTTGCCTGCGTCTGTGGTGACCACGAAATTGTGTATGACTGGATCGCCAAACAGATGTGCCAGCTCCTTGATGCCCATGCCTGCGATGTATGCCATAAGTCCTGATGAAGCACCCTTGAGCAATGCCCCGCTAAGCTTTTCGCCCTTGAGCAGGCTGTTCAGCGTTCGTAGTATGAATCCTGCCACTGCGCCTGCACTGGCGCTCACTGCTGCCCCCGTGGCACTGCCACCGAGGAATGTGTAGCCAGCAGCTGTTAATCCAGTCGCAGCTGGTGCTGCTATCACGCTGACCAAGGCTGTGAGCGCTGCCAATACCAATGCCTGTTTGACTGGATTTTTCTTAGCCCATTCTGCGTATTTCTCGAGGCTGGTTACTGCCTGTGGGAATTTCTTGCCTATGGCTGTCTTGATCTGACCCATGGCCTTGTCAGCAGCGGCATCGAAGTTCTTGACTGGTTTGGTGTCCTGTGCTGCTGCTATTAGGCGATCCTTGTAGTCATTGATGGTCTTGAGTCCCTTGGCACCAATGACAAGGCCCTTGCCGGCCGTGCCAAGCACCTTGCCAGCTGTGGTAGTGGCCTTGACCATCTTCTGCTCAAGATCACCAAACAGGCTCTTGACTTGGTCTGGTGACAGTTCTGCTTCCCTGAGCACAGTGCTGTGTATGGCCAGTCCCTGCATCAACACTGCCATCTCCAGTATGGCTCTGTCGTTTGGCTCTATAAACGTGCGGAATTCTCTGGCTCTCATTCTGCACCTCTGAGGGCTTGTATGGCTGCCATGGCAGCATCTATGTCAGTGGCACTGGCTGTCATCTTTGGTTCCTCTGTGGCCGAGCCAGTTGATTTGGCCGAAGTTGATTTCTGTGTGGTGGTCCTGGGTTTGGATGCTGCTGGTGTTTCAGGCTGTGCTGTGCCACCGGCTGCATCGCCAAACTCCTCCATCTCCATCTTGCGAACAGCTGCTATTCCTATGAGCTTATCCAATATCATCTCAGCTGTCTTAGCGTCTGTGATCTGCCATACTCGTTCAATGGTATTACCAGCCGTGTTAAGCTGAGCAGGACTTAGCCTCGGCGGTGTCTTTACATTAGCACCCAGCAGTTTCTTGTTGGTGCTCAGTGCCTTGACTATGCCTGATATCTCAGAATCTGGTAAGCCCATGTTCTTGCGCATGTAGTAATAGATGGCTCTAGTCGGAAGCTGTTCTATGTTCTTGGTGCTGATAGGATTGTCATCCCCATCTTTGTAGCGTCCTGCTAGCTGCATCATCACAGCCAAATGCCGTGCGATGTTCTTGGTCATCTCAGCTTCGCCACCTGCTGCCGACCTATCGTTTTTTGGAACTACTCCAACCAGCCACTGGCGCAGCCCAGCCCATACTTCATCTAGCTCTTCGGCTTCCAGTGGCACGAATGTAAATTCGCTGACTCTCATCGTTCCGTACCTCTTAGATCCTTGATCTTCCTCGAGAACTTGCGCTGATCCTCGCTGATTATGCTGCGATGTAGTCTCTTGATCAGATCCTGCGCATCTTCTTCGCTGTAACTCTCACGAATCAGCTGCACCAGGTTGATAGCACTGGCAATGATGTGGCTAGCACGGCTTTCTATAACCGTGTGTTTGCTCTTGGCAGGGACGAACCTATCAAGTTCGTCAATGAAGCTGTTGATCTTGTCTGCCATGCTGACCCTCTGTAAACG